CCGGATGCCCCGCCGCAGCTCGTCCTTCTGCCGGCCGTCCCGGGCTTTCTGTACCCGCTTCTCAGCCAGCTTCTTGGCAATGGCAATGTCCTCGTCCCGCTGCTGCTGGGCTGCAGTAATGGCGATTGCGTTTCGCTCCGCCTGCTTTTCCTGCCACTCCTGAGCTTTGCGCTGGTTTTCCTGCTCCCATTCCAGCAGTTCGTTTTCCTGATGGATCAGCTGCCACTCAGCTCGGTCAGCCCGGCGCTGTTCTCCTGCCACCTGGTGCGAAAGGTTCCAGTTCTCCCGCTTCAACTGTTTGTTTTCCAGCCGGATCTCGTCCAGCATCTGCTGGCGTTCTTCCTTCAGCCGCTTCTTTTCGGCCTTCCACTCCCGTTCGTAGGCTTCCTTCAGCACGTCCAGCTTTTCGGCCATGTCGCCGTAGTTGGTGATGTCCAGCCCCAGCGTATCCAGATTCTGATCCAGCAGCTTTTCTGCTTTTTCATTCCGCTTCTGCTGTTCTGTCCACTGCCGCAGTGCTTCATCTCGGCTTCCGTTCCGGCTGTTCTCATACATCCTCCGGTTGAACTCCCGGTTCTGCTCCTTCTGCACCTTCCGCAGATCCTTCAGCGCCTGCTCCGCGTTCTCCTCGCCCACGGCAGCAGCCACAGCCTGGCGCTGCCAGCGCTGGAACCCGTCAAAGATGGCCTGTGCATCGGTCATCTCCGGCACGTTCAGGATATCACCCAGCATCCGGTCGGCCAGCTCCACTTTGGCATCCTCGTACTCGGCAGCATCTGCAAAGCGGCTCATCATCCTGGGCTTGATGGCATCGTGCACGTTCATCAGCACATCCAGCCACTCGGTGCTCTCCATGCTGGCCGCGCCGTCCACGCCTGCCGCCTGGGCCGCGCCCCGGAACAAGGCCGCTGCCCCTTCCTTGGTGCCGCCCATGGCCCGGGTGTCGTTGACGATGGATTCATACACTTCCGCCGGGTTGCCGTCCCGCACACCCTCTGCCTGCCGCAGCTTCACACCGTGCCGCCGGGCCTCCGCCACCGCTTCGCTCCACGTCCCGTACCGCTTCACCAGCTCCGCCTTGGCCGGGCCGTCCTTGTTCACCGTGTAGCTCAGGTCGTGGTATTCCGGGTACTCGTCCCACAGCTCGGTATTCCGGTAGATCGCCCCGCTCAGAATCTCATCCGCAATGGTCTCAGACAGCGCGCTGACCTTGCTCATGCTGGCCCCGTCCGCCGTCATGTACTCCACCAGCGCCCGGGTCTCTCCGGCAATCTTCGTCCGGTCGGCCCTGCTGCCGTTGGCCTTTGTCCACCGCACCGCCAGCCCGTCAATGGAATCCTGGCTGATCCGCACACCGTGGGTCACACCCATCATCTGGGCCAGCGTTTCCATCGCCGCGCTGTTGTCCGCAATGGCCCGGCTTGCCTGCCGCTGGGTGTTCTTCCGCGCGTCCCGTTCCGCCTGTTCGGCTTTGGCCGCCAGCTGGTACCGGAATCGTGCCAGGCTGCTCTCTGCGGGCAGCTCACCTGTCTTGTAATAGTCCCTGATCTCCCGCACAACACGGTCAGCATCAATGCGGCCGCTGTACTCCTTGCTGGCTGCAACCCTGCCGTCGGTGGTGGAAATATCCAGCGTGAACTTTCTCTGTTCACTGCCCAGGCTTCCCACCATCTCACGGATCTGTTCCAGCTGTGCAGCGGTCGGGGCTTTGTCTGCGGCCAGGTCAACACCCGGAGCTTCCGCCATCACCCGCACATTACCGTCTGCCAGGAACTTGTTCAGTGCGTCCGTCCCTTCCGATACTTCCGCCGGGCCGAACACACTCATAATTTCCCGGTGGTCGGTGTCACGGGTCTTATCATTCCGGGCAAAATCCAGCATCTGCCCATCCGGCAGGATGTATCCGGCCCGTTCAAATTCACTCGTCGTGCCAAACTGCTCCACGGCCAGCTGACGGCGATACTTCGCCGCACCGCCTGCTTCCTTTGCTTTGGCATCATAGACAGCCTGCTGTTTCTGCTTCTGTTCATTTCTCTGGGTTTCCAGCTTGGCATGGGCTTCCCGCAGTGCATTATTCACTTCACCGATTCGGTTTTCAAGCTCTGCACCACGCTGGTTAAAGTCCTTTCGCTTTGCAAGATACGCCTGGTATTCTTCACTGGCCTTAAACTCCTTTGCCTCGGCAGAGAACAAACCCAGAGATTTTCTCTTCCCTTCAATCTCCTTTACCTCGGCGCTGTTCAGCCAGTTTGTTCGCTCTGTTTTCAGTGCGTTTTGCTGGTGTTCCAGTTCCCGACTTTCTTTTTGAAGTGCCGCCAATTCATCCACGGTTCCAGCAGAGCCGTCACTCAGCTGGAACCGCACCGATTTCTTCACAGGTTCGCTGTTTCCCTTGCTTTCGGCATTTTCTTGTGCTATACTGTTTTTAGCAGGAAAGCTCGGGCGTTCACCGCCCTCCTCGGTTTTGAGTACCGTGTCAGCGCTTTCCTGATAAATAGAACCCTCCGACCCTCTGCTCCCCGAATCTTCGGATTCCATGTGGGCTTTGCCGGAGGGTTCCGTAAAACCTCCTTGCAGACTACTCCTTGAATCTTTGGATTCTACGTGGGTACGCATGGAGGTTTTATTATTTGTAGATTTTATATCTACAATATCATAGAAAATCTCCCGGTCATTTGCTTTGAAGGCAGTCAGAACATCAGCTTCATAGGCATTCTGCCCAACCACAATTTTGATTTTTCCACGGTTGAATGCTTCCGCATTCTTGTGGTTTGCAGGTTCTCTGTAGACTTCATCTGCGGTTTTAATAATTTCATCCAGATTTGCAGCCATCCGCATTTTATCTGCATACGTTTCTTCGTTCGTTCTCTGAAGCGCCATTGTAGATTTAGAACGGACAAACTCACTTCTTCCATCTTTATGGTTCAAAATTGTCCAGCCGTTCCGCTCAAAGCCATTCGGATACCGTTCTTTGATGGCCTGCTTCACTACGGTTTTCCAATCTTCCTGTGGAACACCGTTCAGGATATCTTCATCAATTTTGATGTAGCTCTCTCCGTCGGCATCCTTCTGGATCGAAAAACGAATATTGCGTTCTTCCGCCGCGCTCTCTGTCTTGGGGGCAGCGGCGTTTTCTTTTGCACTGCGCAGATTGTCCATCGCTTTTTCAGCGTGGGCAAAGTATTCGTCCTGCAAAATTCTGCGCTCGTTCTCGGCCAGGCGCTGGGCCTTCAGGGCCGCCCGGTTGTCGGGGTCAAGGGTCAGCACTTCCTTGGCCCGGCTGATGATGCCGCCCAGCATCTCCTTCACCCGGTTCATCACGGTGCGGATGGTTCCGGCCCTGCCGCTGTTCTTCTCGGCCTGCCCGCGCTGGAACTCTACCCAGCGCTTGAAATCGGATTCATTGGAGAAGATGCCCCGCCAGGCATCGCCCACCAGCTCCTCGGCAGCTTCCTCATAGGTCAGATCCTGCTGGGCATAGTCGGTCATCTTCTCCCGGATCATCTCGTCCACGGTCTCAAAGCCGCTGCTCCTGGCCAGATACAGCAGGGCATGGTTCTGCAAGGTCTTGGCTCCCTCGCTGTCCAGTGCGTTGTACCAGTGGTAGTCCTCGTGCAGCACCGTGCCGAACGTATCCTGTGCACTGTCCCCAAAGAAGATCCGGGCCGTCTCCGTGTCCACATAGGCCCGCACCCGGCTGTCTGCCTGTCCCGCACCGTTCTGCAGCACGTTTTTCAGAACCGCCGTGGTGCCGGTTGCAGCCGCGTTCAGCTCGATCACCTGGCTGCCAGCGTCGTTCGCGTTGCGCAGGGTTCCCTTGTAGATGGTTTCACCCCTGCCCGTCAGGCTCTGTTCCGTCAGAGTGCCGCCCAGCTGGCTCTTGGCCCACCGGGTATCTGCCGCATCCCTGCCGTAGGTGTAGGCGATCTCCAGCGCGTTCCGGCCCTTGAGGTTGCCCAGCACATAGTTCACGTTGGCCGCCATGCCGCTGCCAGTGCCCGCCAGCTCCAGCGCCTGGTCAAAGGTCCTCACGTCCTCCATCTGGCCCAGCCGGTACAGAGTGGATGCTGCCGCCGCATAGCGGTCACTGTCCACGCCTTCCGGCTGTTTCCGGCTGATCTCCTGCGCCGCCTTTTCGCCCACCTTCCAGCTCCGCAGCACCTGCTCCGTCCGGGCCTGCTTCTGGCCCTCCGTCCTCGGTGCTTCCATGCCGTAGGTCTCCCGCATCGGGCTGTTGCTGCTGTCCATCCCGTCAAGGGTGCTTTCTTCCACAGGGACCGACTGCATCACAGCCTGCCGGTCAGCTCCATTCTGCGCAGTCAGACCAGTGTTTTCCGCACTGCCAAGGGCTAACGGGTTGCGGCTGTCAGCGCTTATGCGCTGACTAAGGGGTTCTGCACCGTCCGCTGCTGTTTCCGTGGAGCTTTCCACACTTTCCCCAGCGTTCTCAACCATTGCCTGTCGGTTCGCAGCTGTTTCCGCCGTAGGGCCTGCCGTCTCCCCGGTGAACGGGTTGCGGCTTCCAGCGTCCCCTTCGGACAAAGCGTGACTGAGAGGTTCCGTCCCATCCGCAGTCTCTGCCCTTGCAGATGCATTGGTTCCCCCTTCGGGGGAGCTGTCAGCGCTCACACGCTGACTGAGGGGTTCCGGTTCCCGCGCCAGCTCCTCCCGGCGCTGGTGTTCCTTCAGCGCCTGCTCGTATTCGTCCTGAGCGGCATACCGCTCCACGTTGCCCCGCAGGCTGGAATCTCCCGCGTTCATCCTGGAAAGCCCTGTGCCCACAGCGCCGCCCAGTGCACCGGACGCGCCGCCGGTCAGCCCCGCTTCCAGCGCCTGAACCAGCGTGTCCGTGGTAAACATGGTCTGGGCAGCTTCGCTGTCTCCCAGGGCCGCATCAATGGCCTTGTCGGCGTAGGTCTCCACAAAGGCCTGCACGGCGTTGTCAATGCCGCCGGAAATGGCGTTGGCAACTGCCGGATGTGCCGCCGCAAAGGCCGAATCCCCAGCCAGCGCCCGGATCTTGTCTGCCACAGCTCCCGCCACGGAATTTCTGGCGTAGTCCGCGCCCATGGTTCTTGCCAGATCAGCCGCACCCACGCTGTTGATGGCCCATCCTGCGCCAAACTTGGCCACGCCGCCCACCAGCGCCTTGCCTGCGCTTTCGCCCTTGGCCGCGCTCTTGCCCATGGCATCCGCAGCGCCCTGGGCACTCAGCACCGGCAGTATTGTCGTCGGGTTGATGGCAGCCACGGCAAGGTTCTCTGCCGCGCTGGTCGCCACGCCCTGCACGGTCCGCTGCACATCGGTCAGGCCGCTCTGGGCCGCGCCCGTCAGCTGCTGGCCCCGGTTGTACAGCTGGTAGCCCACGCTCTTCTCCGTGTCGATGCCACCCTTTGCTTCCGTTCCGGCAATGCGGCTGCGCATGTCCTCGATCTCCTGCCGGGTAAATCCCTGCTGCAACAGGTCGCCGGTGCTGTACTTGGGCTGGTAGTCCATGTCAGTTTCCATCAGCTGGTCATACAGGTTCTTCTCGCGGGGGTTCCGGGCAAGCTCTGCTTCCAGTGCTTTCCGGTTCTCGCTGCTCTGCCGGATGTTCTTTCCGGCCTGCACCAGGTACTCCGCACCCATCAGCGGGGCAGCGGCCACGGTGTCCGCAACGCCGCCCACGGTGTTTGCCGTCCGCCGGGCCAGCTGCTTCCACTCCGGGATTTCTTCCATGGTGTCCAGATACTCCCTGGCCTGCCGGATCTCCGTGTCCGTGTACCCCAGCTTTTTCAGGTCCGCCGTGCTGTAGGTGTTGCCCACCTTCCCTTTGATTCCCGTGGTGCGGAAGGGGTCGATGCTACCATCCCCGGCGCTGGCCCCGTTTCTGCTGGTGCCGGTCTCGGCATAGCTGGTATAATTGCTCTTCTTTTCCAGCAGCTTGTTCACAAGCTCCTGATTCCGAGGCTGGTCAAACCACTGGTTGGCCTGGTCAAAGGCCTCCGGCTGGCTGTACTCCGCATAGCTGTTCTTCAGCTTCTGGGCCTGCTGGCCGTACCACGTTCCCAGAGTATTCCCCGCCGGGCTCACTGTCACCTTCTGCCGGTTCAGCTCGTCGCTCCGGCTGTCCATGGCATCCGCAAAGCCCAGGTTGTTCCTTGTCCGGTAATCCTCCAGCGCCGTGGAATACAGGTCGGTGCCCGTCTGTCGGCTCGTTGCTTCCTGCTGTTTTTGTGCACGCAGGGCAGCAGCGCTGCCCTTTTCCCAGCTTGTTCCCGTACTGCCAAGGGCTAACGGGTTGCGACTGTCAGCGCTCTTGCGCTGACTGAGGGGTTCGGCCCCGCCCGCTGCTGTTGCCATCACAGTCTTTTCCTGCCGCTCTTTTTCATTGCGGTTCCGCAGCGCAGCAGCACTTCCCGATTTCCATGCCATCCTGTTTCCTCCTTAAAATCCAGCGTTCTGCATTGCCCTGTCGATCACATCGTCCGATGCACCCAGATTCATCAGCCGACTGGCGATGGTATTTGCATCCATTCCCTGTTCCTTCCACCCCTTTGCATAGCTCAGGGCGTTGCTGTACGGCATTCCGGTACTCTTACCCGTGCTCCCTCCCGTGGTTCCCCCGGGCAGGGCCCACTTGTTCGGATTCGCCAGCGGGGCGATCAGCCCGCTGCCAGTTCCGGTCGCTGCTGTTGTGCCCGTGTCACCGTCCGGCAGCATTCCGGCGCTGGCCAGAATGTTCGCATAGACGCTCTTGGTCGGGTCATCATCCTTCAGGCTCTGATACTTACCCAGCGCCGTCAGCAGTTGGCTGTTTGTCCACCCGCTTCCGCTCTTGCTGGAGCCGCCGGAACTTCTCGAACTTCTGCTGCTCTTCGTAGCTGCCGCCTTTGCCAGCTGGGTCGCCAGCTGACGGTTTGCAATGGTGCCATAGGAACCGGCTGCATTGCTGTCCAGCCCGTACATCTTCAGCAGGTTGGCCGCCGCCTCGCTGTTGCCGTTTGCCACAAGGGAAGCCGCGGTGCTCAGAACACCGGCCTGATCGTCCCGGGTCACCGGTGCGCCGTTGTAGTTGGCAAAAGCGTTTGCGTTCAGGCCGTACCGGTTCAGCACATCGGCAGAAGCATCCCCGGCTCCCTGGGTGTACAGGTTGAACGCCTGCTGGTAAGCACTCAGGGCATCGCTCTGGTCGGTGCGTTTCTTGTTGTACTCCCACTGTTCCCGGGCAAAGTCATTTTCCCACTGCTGCTGGGTGTACCCCTTGTACCCATCGTAGGCCGTCAGGGCCGCCGAGCCGATGTTCTTTACCGTGTTCCAGAGGTTGTTCCAGTAAGTGTCGTTCTCGTTCCGGGCCTGTTCGCTCTGGTTGGCAAGGAAATTCTGCCACGCCGTGTAGTTGGCAAAGTTGCTGCCGTAGGCACTGCGGTCCAGCGCCTCGGTGTTGGCCATGCCGGAAAGGGCACTCAGCAGGTCGTTCTGCTGTTTCTGGTATTCGCTCAGTGCCTGGCCTCTCAGGCCGGGTACCGCATTGTCAATGCCGCTCAGCGCCTGCTGCTGGCCCTGCTTTGCCACGCTGTCGGCGTAGCTGCTGCCATACCCGCCCGCCAGCATCGCCGCGTTGGCCTGGGCGTTCTCCGCACTGGCGGCAGCATTGGCCTGGGCCTGGGCGCGGTACTGCTGGTAGGCTTTGCTGCCGGTGTCCCAGTCGAACCCTGTGCCGATCTGCCCGGTCAGGCTGTCCATTGCGTCCTTGTTCCGGCTCACATAGTCCGCCGGGCGGTTGGCATTCCATTCCCGCTCTTCCTGTTCCGCCTGGTTCTTTCTCCGTAAGGTATCAAATAACATGTCGTTCTCCTTTTCTTCTGCCACACACCGGTCTTCAGATCACGGCAAGCGCTTTCAGCACCCACGGCACCAGCTGTGCGCCGACCTGCAAAACGTTCCCCCAGAAGTTGGTGTTGTTCGCATCCTTCTTCTGGTTGGCCCCCACCGCGTTGGCATATTCGGTCTGGGCACTGTTCAGCTGGCCATAGTAATTGTTCAGGCGGGTGTTGTAAGCATCCTGCGCCAGCTTTTCCTGCTGCTGCAAAGAGCTCAGCCGGTTGCTCAGATCACTCTTCTTGGTGGCATATTCGTTGTAGGCCTGGCTGTATAAGCTGTCTGCCACGTCCGAAAGCCCGTTCATGGTGCTCTGGTAGGCCGTCTGCCCGCTGGAAGTGCCCCAGCTGTTGCCGTAGCCGCCGCTGCGGGCCGAAGCGTTGGCGGCAGCGTTCTCGCTGGCCAGCTCCGCACCCCGGGTGTACTGGTTCTTGTACTGCTGGTAAGCTGCGTCCTTGGTGTAGTCGTAAGAAAAGCCGTCCCGGTTCATCTTGTCCAGCTGGCTCTGCGTGCCGCTGATCTGGCTGCCGTACTCGCTCTGATACTCCCCGGGCTTCTGTCCTTTGATGTAATCCAGATTGTTCTTTGCCGTGGTCACCCTGTCATTGCTCTGGGCGTACTGGTAGCTGTTGGAATCGTTCTTTCTGGTTCCAAACACGCCGGTGCCCGCATTCTTTTCGCTGTTGCCGGTAATGCCGTCATACACATCCCCTACCATCAGCCCCACATTGTGGCCCGGGATCAGGTACTCCCACCATTCTCCTCTTGCCATCTTCTCACTGTCTCCTTTCTGCTCATGCCCTCCCCCTTGGCTCCCCTACTAGGGGAGCTGGCGCGTAGCGCCTGAGAGGTTTCGTCCATTGTCGGCCTGTCAAAGTCTTGTCTGCGCCCTGAGAGGTTTACTCCACCTTCAGCCCCATTGCGGTCAGCTTGTCCCGCATGGTGTCGCTGAAATTTGTCTCGTCCAGGTTCTGCATCATGTACATCATCTGGTCCCGCAGCTGCATCAGGTAGTTGTTGATGCTCCGTCTGTCCTCCGGGGCCATGTTGTCACTCAGTTTCGGCATGGCGATCTCGCCAAGCCTCGTAATATCTGCCATATAAAATCTCCTTCCTCTAAGCAGGGCTCCCCCTTTGGGGGAGCTCCGCGACACGCCGCCACCAGGCGGATGGAGCGGTGAGAGGGCTATCGTTTCGGCTCCCCTCCGGCCACCCGGTTGCCCCGGCTCTCTGCCATGCTGAACGCAATGCTCCGTACCGCGATCTGCCCGGTGCCCTTGATCCGCAGCCGCATGGTGTCGTGCCGCTCCGGCACAAAGGGCAGGTTGACCCGAGTGTATTTGTTCAGAACGGCTGCCTGGCCCAGCGTCTCCCAGGCCCCGCCCTCATAGCTGGCCTGCAGCTCCACAACGCTGTACGTCAGGGCATCCACCCGCAGAAACACCCGGTTGATGTACTTGTCCGCCGGGATGTTCAACCCAATGTCGCCGCTCACAGCCTCAAAGCCCACCTTCTGTTCCAGATTCGCCTTTGCCGTGTCGGTGTCCCGGTCGGCCTCCCGCTCCGGTTCGGTGGCCCACAGGTTCACGCCATCCCACTGGTAGAGCTGCCGCCCCGTGGAGCACATCGCCCAGCCGGAAGCATTCTCTTCCGCCGCCGTGTCCTCCTCGTGCCAGAGCCGCCGTTCGGTGTCGTAGACCAGCAGCCGGGTCTCGTTCCGGCCCGGCACCCGCAGATGCAGGTAATACCGGGTGTCCAGCACACCGCCCACCGCCCCGCGCACGTTCATCAGCCAGGTGTTGTCCAGTCCGCCGCTGATCTTCACCGGCAGGCTGCCGTCCCAGGCCATCACGCCGTCAGTGGAAAGGTAGTACAACACTTCCGCCAGCACGCACATGCTCTTGCTTGCCTGCTTGGCCACGCCCCGGCACTGCACGCTCACCAGCTGATAGTCTGCCGGGCGGCTGCCGTAGAGCTTGTGCAGGCAGTTCTCCTTGAAGAACAGCACATAGCCCATGCAGGTGGCCGCACCGGTAAAGGGTCCGTCACTGCCCACGTTCACGGCGTAGCTGTCCGAAGCAATGCCCCGGTAGCTGTACCAGTTGGTGGGGTCGCCCAGCTTGCAGCTGTAGATCACGTTCTCCTCGCTGTTGCAGCCCCATACCCGGTTTGCGTTCTCGGTCACATATTCCAGCCGGGGCACCCGCCGCCGGGCGGTAATGGTGGTGCCGCCCGCTGTGGCGCTCTCGCTGCCGTTCATGCTCTTCCAGGTGGTACCGCCTGCCGTCACGGTAAAGCTGCCATAATAGCGGGTGCTCTCGGTCTTTGGGCTGCCGGTCAGCACAATGCTGTCCCCGTCCATCTGTTCAATGGTCACCTCGCCGTTCACGCCCTCGGCCAGATATTCTTCCACCAGCCCGGGCACCTGCTCCACCGTGATGGTGTCCCCCTTCTTGAAGCCCGCAGCGGCCAGCCCGGGCAGGGTCATCTTCACGCTGTTCAAAAGGATCTCCGCCCACTTGCCGCTCTTGGCATCGTACTGCTCCAGCACGTTCACATAGGCCCACTTGCTGGAAGAGGAGTTCTGTTTCAGGAACGTCGTCCCGTCCGCCGGGCCGGAAGGTTCCGTGGTGCCCACGCTGCTCACGGTGTAGGTCTTGCCGCCCGCGTCGCAGGGTGCAATGGTCACCGTGCCGGTCTGGCTCCATGCAGCGCTCAGGGCTTCCAGCTTGCCGGTGGCCGTGTCAAAGCTCTTGGCATCTGGCCAGATCAGGATCTTCGTTCCCATGCCGATCATAATTTTCTCGCTGTCCGTCACGGCGTTTTCCAGCACGATCTCCCCGCCCGCAGCCGCTGTGGCCACGTCGTCCTCGCTGTCCTCGGTGTAGCGCAGGGTGGTGCCCTCGCACAGCAGCAGACCGTTCAGGTGGTACATCCCGTTGCAGCGGCCCATGGCCCGCATGGTGCGCCTGGGTGTCCGGGTCTGCAATGCCGGATATCCCCGGCTGGAAAAATTCTTCATCTCGGTAAATTCCGCCTCGGCGCAGGCATAGCTTTCATTCAGGCCGCCAAAGGCCGTCTGGATGCTCTTCCCCGTCGAGATGCTGTATAAGCTTGGCAGTGCCATCTCAGTACCTCCACTTCGTGGCCATCCTGGGCAGGTAGGTGTGTCTGCACCAGGCCGCAAATTCCTGCTGGTTCTCGTTGGCCAGCTGCATCTCGTTGGCATAGCGGTCGGTCTCGCCCAGGGCCGCGTCCATCTGTGCCGCCAGATAGTGGGCATAGTAGCTGTCGTAGGGCTCCGGCAGCAGCAGTTCCGCGTCCTGCCGCAAAAGCTCCTGCTCCCGGTCGTATAAGATGTCCGCACCCACGGCATCAAAATCGGTGGTGTCGCTCTTGTCCACCACGCTCTTTCTCAGCCCCGCATCCGCCTGCCGCAGCCATAAGATCTTCAGCTCGCGGTCAAACCCGTTGTTGGGCCGCAGCTTGTCTGCCGTTTCGATCGCTTTACCAACAGTCATATTTACACCTTTCCTCTATAGCAAGGCCATCCCGTCCCCGGGATATTGGGCCTTATTCGTCCAGTACTCTCATCACCGGTCTGCCAAGGGCTCCCCTACTAGGGGAGCTGTCGC